GTTATTTATAGTCACAAAAAAAGCGCCTATAAAGACGCTTTTCCTGTTATAATTGCTAACTTAATCTTGTATATTACTGTCCACCACCAGTTGAAAGTGTACCGATCGTTCTAGCTACTGTTGTTCCGATTCCTGTACCTTGTGGTGTCTGTATTGCATTGTCGTATTGCATAGACATCGTAATAGTTGCTGGCTCTGATACGTTATATGCCAGTGTGTTGTAGTTTACATTCTCAACATATGCACCGTATAATTCCCAAGTTTCTAGTACGTTTGGAGAACTTGCACCGTTACCACCATCAAGCATTTCGATTCTTGCTGTGAATTTGTAATCAATACCTGATGCCGCTGATGCTTGTTCAAAGAAGTCAAACTGTTTCTGTATCTGTTCACCAACCAGTTTTGTTACTGAGTTGTTCACATCATCTCTTAATGTAATTGTGATTGGATCCCAAGTGTGTTTACCTGCAACATAAACTTTTGAGTTGTAAACATCTAGTGTTACTTTGTCAAAAGTCAAGTTAGGTCTTGTGATGTCGATAACTTGTTTTGTTAGTTCTGATCTTGGTGTTGATACTCCAAAATTTTCCAGGATTGCTCTAAAACGATACTGAAGTTTTGGCATCAACAAGCCTTGTGATGCGGCGCTCTGGTCGTTTGCTAAAGGTACTGTGAATTTTGATAATGTTGATATTGCCATGTGTTTCTCCTATTTATCGAAAATTAGTTCCCTAATTTTGCAATTTCTCCTGTGTTTTTAATTCTCAACGGTATGTAAATAAATTCAACTGATTTTACTGGTTCAATTGCTATATCCACGTACAGTTCATTCCTATCTACTCTCGTTGGTGTGTTGTTTGTTTCATCACAAACTACCAAGAAGTCAAATAATGCTCTTTGACCAACTAGCTCAAGTAAGAATGACTCTACTGCCGCTTTGATTTCATTTCTTGTTAATTCATCATTTGGTTCAAATATAAACGGTTTTCCGATCAAATCTAACTGTGTTCTCAAGAACACTGCCAATCTCGAAACGTTTATTCTATCAAGTGCTGAACTTGCACCTGTTTTTGTCAAGTTACCAAAGTTAACTATACCTGCTCCTGAGAAGAAAGTAATTGGGTTAATTTTAACTTCGTGCATTGAATCTCTCACTGACTCTGTAACAGATATTGTTTCAAATTCACCTGTACTTGCTTCGATGTAACCAACCGATGTAACATTATCCACAACACCTCTTCTTGTTCCTGATGGTGCGAACCATGGGAAAGCAATGTTGTCGTTGTTTGCTAGTACTCTCAACATCATGTGAGACGGTGGCACCACAATTGATTTTCCTGTGTTGTCCGTTGTCAAACCTGATGGATAAAATACACCCAGGTAATCACTTGAACTAATCAAACCATCTTCGCCGTTATCTAATGCATTGGCTGTGTTGTTTGCATAGTTTTGTATTGCTGTTGACGTACCTTCTAATCTTAAAGGAGTGTCTCCAATTACAAACGCTGTTTCATTCCTGTCTGTATTCAAGTTTATCATGTTTTGGATCAACTCTGGATAACCAGGACAAGCTATTACATTGAATCCTCTTTGGTCTTCTCTAATTGCTTGGTTAGTATCGATCTCTGATTTTAATTGTTGAACAATCACTTTTCTCTGTGATTTTCTTCCGAAAGTTCCAGAGCCGTCTGCATTGTTACCTGATTCAGTTACCCATCTGTCTGGGAAGTATCCTGCTACAGATTCATTACTCATTCTAGTGTTACCTAAACCGCTTGATCCTGAACCCGGATATTTTGCTGTTGTAATGTAATTGTTTTTATAACACTTGACATTGTAACCAGAACGTCTAGTGTTGAAAAGTAATATTCCATTTGGAAATAAAGCCGGATCTGGAGCATCTGGATCTAAATGACCGTCTGTCAAAAGATCTTTGATTGAGCTTGCCGTACCTGCTTGTTCATTTCCGTTTGCATTCTTCTCTGTTGTAGTCTGCCATCTTGCATCTGCAAATACAATACCGTCTTCTGTAGTTTGGTCTGTCTTGTCAACCAGTTCCCAAGCCGCACCTGTTGTAGTAACTGCTACTTGGTTGGCCGTGTTAGTTGAACTCAACGTTGCCGCTGTGTTGTATTTGTAAAGTTTTGGATAGTTTTCTAAATCGCTAGTATCAATCCATAAGTCATTGTTCACAAGTGGCGTACCATCTGACTGTGTTTTTGGTGCTGTTGCACTAAACTGTGGTCCTTCTGGATCTGTTGATGAGTATGCTGTTTTGTAGCCAACGAAAGTTGTACCATTGTGTGCCATGATGTCAGCGTCTAAACTAGTGTTGTACCACAATGTTCCGTCTGCCGGTTCATTTGTTGGCTCACTTGTTGAAGCTGTGTAACTTAATCTTTTCCAGTTACTTGCCGCTACTTCATTACCCACTGTTGAGTCTTCTGAATCACCTGCAGGTGCAACGTATAAGTTGTCTACTAAAGTAGAGCTGTTTGCAGTGAAGCCACCATAGCTGTGTGCAGATCCTGTACCGAATCCTGCGTCATCAAGTGGTGTACCGCTTGTATTATTCATTCTAAATTCACCACCTAACTCGTGAGTGATTTTAATCGCACCTTTGAATTCTCCTGAACTGATTACTTCTGCTTTCAAGTTTGTAAATCCTGCAGTTGTAAATGCAGTCACGAAGTCTTCCGCGTCACCTAGTGTTGAACCATCTCCAGAAATCATAGTCACTGTTTTTGCAGTATCCAATGCTTCTTGGTTTTTCAATGATTCTCTTACTGTGAATGTTTCGTTTGCAGTGAAGCTTGGATTTGTTGTTTTTGACTGTATAACAGTTTTTCCACCTTCGTATCTGAATAATTGGAAATCACCTACGTTTCCTGTAGTGTCTGCTTGTCCGTCTATAGTCTGTTCTGTAATGTTGAACTGGGTGTATAAGTCACCAGCTGATAACGCTGTTCCACCATTCGCGGCATCTAATTTGAATATCGCTTGATGATGTGTTGCGTGTAATGGTGCACTAACAGTTGAGAAACTTCCGCTAGCCGAGCTGTATAGTTTTGCAACAATGTTCGCACCTGAGTTTGCTGAAGTTGTCTTGAACCAGACTGAACCGTTAGGTCTGTTTTCGTCTGCTGTTTTCCAAGTTGGTCTGCTAGTGTGTGCCGCTTGTAAAAATTTCACTCCATTGTAAGTTCCTGCTGTTATTCCTAGTTCTGCTAAAAGTCCTGAACCTTCCTCTATTCTGATAGTGTTGTCACCTGCTGAAGAGTCACCAAATGCCCCACCGTTGTGGAATATTTCAAGGTTTCCTGTTACAGAGTTTACTGATGCAGATATACCTGCCAATGCCACTCCATCGCCACCGTCACTTGATGTGTTGATAGCTGTTGCAACATTTGATAAAGCTGTACCACCTGTTGTAACAGTTGTGCCATTAATCACCATAGTGGCAGAATTTGTTACTGTTGTTCCAGAGGCCACTGTAAACACAGGAAGTGAATTATGCCATGCCTGGGATCCAACATGTACCCATGTGTTACTTGCAGTCTTTTTGTATATCTTGTTTGTAACGTGTGTAGTGTTAATTGCATAATCACCTTGCGAACCAATTGATGTTTTAGGAAACGCTGTTGAACTGTTTCCTACCAAGTCACCTACTGAAGTAATTAAAGTTGGCGTGATTGCTGTAAAAATTTGATTAGTTTGTGACCATTCAAATATTCCATAAGAGCTTGATGCAAGGTCAAACCAGTATGTTCCGTCTGTTGGTCTAGCTGTCGGTGCCGATGCACTTCCAACTAATTCTGATGTGTTTACGTTAGCTCTTAAAACGAAAGCTCTGTTGGCAACTCCTAAGAATGAGTATGCCGCTTGTAAACCGTATTCATTCAATTCATAACCATTTAATGAATTTCCTGAAGTGTCAGTGTAGAATTTCGGATCTCCGAATGTTTCTGTTAATTCTCTTTGAGATGAGATTAAGAAAGCAGTGTTAGCCTGTGCAGTGGTTGTGCCAGATGCCGTGCCGTCGCCTGCTCCGTTTTGCTTATCTTGTCCTGATGCTACTATAAAAAGAGGTGTAGTACCCGCATCTGATGGTACGTAAAAACTTTCGTTTATTACTGAAACCTCTACTCCTGGTGATGTCAATGTTGCCATTTTTCGTATTCTCCTTGCAAGTTGTACGTAACTAGAGTTATTTATTCAATCGTATGGTTTTTACGATATAACTTGCTATTTTTTAGGTACCTATATAGGCAACGTAAATAACCATATGTCGTACAGAAATAGGCCTATATGCAAGTTATGTAAAGCCAAGCCAAGGGCGTATGCTTATCGCAAGGGCATCAAGATATACTGGCGAAGCCTTTGTGACTCCTGCAATAGAAAAAAAGCAGGCAAAAAGATAGGTGGCATCACACCCTTACAGCGTTCAGGATACAGGAAGAAGAAAAAGTGCGAACTTTGTGGATTTAAGGCACAGAATCAAACCCAACTAGATGTGCTGTTTGTGGACGGAAATATGAGAAATACTTTGTCTAGTAATTTAAAAACTGTCTGCGCCAACTGCCAGCGGTTAAGCGGCGTCAGAAGACTTGGATGGAGAGTAGGGGATCTTGTTGCTGACGAGTAATTCATCTATCTTTGCTGATAGTTGTTCTTTTGTGCCGTTATTTTCAATAACATAATCAAATTCTTCTTTTGCCCAGGCATATTCAGAACTGTGTATTCCTGTAGGCTCGATGTTACCCTCTACATAATTTGTAAACCATTCTGGATCTGAACCTCTTTTAACCAGTATTATTATGCCACCATGTTCTCTGATCTTTTTTACTTCGTTGGGAAATCTTGTGTCTGAAATTACAGTGTTTTGTCCTTTATATCTACCTATGCAACTGTCTACCCAGATAGAATCATACATGTTGCCACGCATCACTTCAGTGCCAAAATGCTGTAACACCCATCTTGGAGTAACAGGCTTGCCGAATTTTTCGCTCCAGAATGTATCTGGTTGTTCTCTCCAGTGTCTACTTGATTCGGTATTGCCTTCCAGCATTTCTCGGTCCCAGTTGAACATGGCACTTACTGCATCTTTCAAACTTTTTGCAAAACTGTCCCTTATGTAACCGTGTTGTGTAACCAAATGTTCGGCCGCGGTATCTTTACCAGAACCTATTAGTCCTACTATTCCTATAAGCATTTATAGATTATACTATCTTTTACTAGCAGGGTCAATAGTTAAACCAGCCCATTTATTGACTATTGGTTTAT